ATCAGCTGTTTCCTTTTCCAGTTTCCTTAAAAGCCTATTGAACCGCTTTGCCGCCTCCCGCTCCTGCTTATCCTTAAATTTCGTGTATTCCTTTGACCTGGCATCATGGGCTTTCTTGAAATCCCTCGGAAACAGATTAAATTCATTCCGCATATCATACCCCATTTCCTCTGTCCAACCAGTGTAATCAAAATAATCCTGTTCATGATATATCTTCTGTTCTGACAAATATCTGGTTAGCTTATGCAATGTCGTATACTGCATGAAATCCGCGAATTTACGGTACATTTGATAATGTCCGTTATCCTGCACATACCGCAGCGTATTAAAATCATCCCATGACAGTCCTGGCTTATATTTCAATATTTCCAAATCTCTGAGCGACGGATTTTTCAGCCTGCGAAGCATGTTATATTGGACTTTATTGATTCCAAGCGAATCAAGGATACTCCGGCCTCCGGTCAATTCCAGTGCATTATGGTCCTCCAGAAACTCCCTTGCCATATCGTAAAATCCCACTTTCAGCATCTGCTCCAGAAATGGACTTTTCCGGTATGCATTGAAATACCAGTCTACAAACCATGGTTTTGATCTGCCGCTGCCGGCGTTCAGCACATGCTCCACATACAAATCAATGGAACTGTATTTCATACACGTTCCAGCAACTGCCTCCTTCAAATCCCGGTTGTAAAGCGTCACACTCCTTGGGACATCGTACTCCGACGGCTGGAAGTATCCGTAACTTCTATCCTTAAAAATACACCAGCGGATCTCCTGCGTACTTTTGAACCGATACCAATCATAATCTTCAGCTTTCTCCGCTGTATGGATAGTCCGAAACAGTTCCCTGCTCCCAATCTCCGGGCTTCGGAAATCTTTGCGGAAATCCTTTATATGGCGAAAATACCTGACCAGCACATCTTCCCCGCTTTTTTGTATCAGTACACTCCATTTTATGCTTTGAAGTCCCTGCCTCCCCATGCCTTCGCTCTTGCATTGCAGATACGAATTGCACCACGGACATCTTACTGTGCGGTTATGCTTTACAATATCCAAGTCATTCCATATTGGAATCCCTTTGCCCCTGAGGTGCTTTTTATCATCAATGATGAAATCGTGCTTGCATTTAGAACAGTAGGCTCTTCTTGCCGGAAAACTATAAAAAATATAATTTTCTTCCGGGAATACAGATTCCTCAACAAATGCACCGTAATCATCCGGCAGTTCTCCGAACTTCACCATCCGGCTGTCAATATAGTCCTTTTCCTCCTGATGCCGCTTTGCCAGCTTCCATCTTTTAATCGTATCCTGATATTCGTCAATTCGGTCTTCGACCTCAGTATCAACCACAGATCTTCCTTGTGCCATAATCCTCTGATAATCATCAACATCATTCTTTTTCTTGAAATCGTAGAGAAATCCGAGTATAGCCTCCCTTTCTTCCACTGATGCTATAACGATATTTCCGCCATTACGGTACCAGTACATATATCCTGTAAGATAATTGATGGCTCCAGTCTTCCACTTGGTTTTGTCCGTTGTCAGATCCTGGGAAATATAATCATTTGGCTGGCAGAATGTCCGAAACTCCGGCTTTAACTCTTTTTCCTTTGCCCGAAAGAAATTGATAATCAGCGTGTCAATCCCATTCACTTCCTGCCTGCTTGCCGTTGCCAGATAACACATATGCGGCACCAGCAATAACATTTCTTTGTTTTTATCCGTAAGCGCCGGCCTTGGTATTGCCGACAGTGCTCTTTTGTCCATCTGCACCGCCCCCTACATTCCCATCATGGAGAACATATCAAGCTGTCCGTCCATCTCTTTGCTGTTCTTTTTAGGCTTCGGCTCTTCCTTTGGTTTGGGAGTTTCAGGCTTATCGGGCTTGGATTTTGCTTTTTTCATTCTCTCTTCCTGCTTTTTCTTTCGTTCCGCAGCTTCTTTGGCTTTCTTTTCCTCTTCTGCCTTATCATCTTTGTGGTAATAGTCCTCAGCCCACTCGTAAACCACATCATCACGGACAGCAGCTTTATTTCCCTTTGCCTGTTTTCTGGCCTGCTCAAATATATAATCAAAGCATTTGCTCCATGTCTTATGCTCCTGCATAACATCCTGTTCCAGTCCTGTATCTTCTTCACAGCGTTTCAGCAAATAACCAATGACAGGCTCGGCAAAAGTCTTATCCTTACCAGCTTTCATTTCCTTTTCCAGTTTTTTCTTTGCTGCCTGCTTTATTGCATCCGGATCAAGAGGTACTACATTGTCTGTTGGTGCATTCTTTTCAGTTTTCTCCTCTGGCTTTTCTTCCTGAACTTCTTCAGTTTCCTCACTTGCTTCTTCCTTTTCCAAATCTGCATTTTTCTCCCTGGCTTCGGCAGCATTGTTGCTTTCCTCCCCAAATCCGGCAGCCACATTTTCTTCCTGCATGACATACCCATATTCCTTTTCAAGCCGTTTATTTTCTACATCAAAGAGCGTATTGCCATCCGCATCATAGAAAGCTGTTACTTCTTCACGCTTCAAAACCTTATAAGCAACACCTTCTAATACAAAATCTGCCTGTGCATTTTCCTCAGAATATGCTGTTTTGAGATATTCCCTAACTACATTTCCCCACGCAATTCCATAAACATTATCATTTTTGCTCACTTTCTCTATTGCAAAATGTTGAATCTCCGGCGCATATGTAAAATGCTGGACCTCTGTTTTCATTGCCTTCCTTGCCTCCTGCCACATTTCAGACTGCAGAGCCTCTTTGCTGTGTTGAGAAATATTCCCATCAAATCCTTTAGTCTCCATAGTTGACCTCCTTCTTATCAAAATCAAAAAATATAAAAAAGTGCTCTTTTTCCACTGTTTTTTCTGTGGTTACAGTTCCACATAATTGCTCCACCAAGCACCACTGGCGCCTCATATTCCACACATCTGTAATAAATATTGGAGTTATCCATACTTCCTGCCCATCTGTGTCCTGTGGGAATAACACATGCCCTGTAGGTGGGTTCGTTAAGCTGTTCCCAATAATGATGTACCCAGGGCATCCAATGAGCAAAATCTGAATGTATGCCATCATTGCCACTATCCGGTCAATGTCCTGCCCTACAAATACTGCATTGGTCTGGTAATTAACCTTTGACCCTCTCATTGCATTAGCGGCAGCTATAAGCATTGCTCCGGCGCCAACACACGGGTCACAGACAGATATGTAACCTTTTCTTTCAACCTCGGCCTGTATTCCATCACCAAAATTTATCTCAGCCATCATCCGGCATAAATTGTATGGTGTGAAAAACTGACCTTTCCAATGATTTCCTAGGTTTAAGTTCATATACAACTTCCCTAAAAAGTCTTGGTCCGGGTTCTGTTCTAATGCCATTGTGATTATCCCAAGCATCTGTGCCGGAATCTCTACACCTCCAAGATTTTTAATAGACCGTTCGTACTGCTCCTCACGCCTTTTAAATTTATCCGGTGTCCTATCAACTGCATTGCTGATACTGCATGCCATGACGGTCATAAGATCTTCCCAAACCTGCCAGGCACTCCGCGAATAGGTAAGCTTATCGAACAGTTTTAAGAATTCTTTTTCGCTGTCCTGCAAATGACCGATATGTTTTACTTTTGCCATCTGCTAAACGCCTCCTCTCTCAACTCAGCTGATATAGGCGATAATTCAACTCTTTCCCCTGAAACCGCACGATATTTCCTCTGGACATTTCAATAATCCGCGAACCGATTGCTTCGTCAAATTCCAGCAAATCCCCCATTGACTTCTCTGTAGAAATAATTAACGGTAATTTATTCATATACCGGTAATTCACTATCTCATAAATAATATTTATATCCGCTTCGGTCAGCTTCCCTTTAAACAAATCATCAATATAAAGCACCCTGGATTTTCTGTATCTGTCTAACTCATTGCCATATCCCGCTTCATCCGTTACAAGCTGTTTGATTTTCGTAACTGCGTTCCGGTAGGGCATATACATAACTGCTATTCCATCATCTATCAGCCTGCTGCATATGGCTGTTCCAAGATGCGTCTTTCCGGAGCCAACCTGTCCGCAAAAGAGAATGGAATTGTACCGTTCATGTTCAAACTCATTGAAATCCTCTGCATATCTGACTGCTATACTCTTTGCTTTCACTAATTGCGGATGATTCCTGTCTTCGAACGAATTAAAGTTGTTGGCAAAAAATTCCTCCGGCAATTCACTCTTCCTGATTAACATTTCTATCTGTTCCCCAGCCCTGCATCTGCATCTCTTCGCAGTCCCCTGCCCGCCATCTTCAACCATTATCCAGCCTGTATCTTTACACTTAGCACATATATACTCCTTTGGGATAATACCCTTTTTACCTGCCGGTATCGGATTCAATTCAAGATACCTGTCCAAATTATCCACCCAAATCACCTGCGCTTTCATTCGCCAGCCGCTCAAGCAGTTCCTGTGGATAACTACTACACCCAGATGCTTTTTGATATACGCCATCCTTTGATGACTTCGGAGAATTGTCATAATTACCTTCTAAGACTTTAATAAAATTATTAGGCAGGACAAACCAGTCAAATGTTATTGTCCATCCATTTTTGTTTCGCCCCTGCAAAAATTCACTCTTTCTGATTCTGTCAATTGCCTCCAGAACATCATCCATACCATATTGCCTTATCCGGGCAATCAGAGATTCATATCTTTTCGTTCCGGTGGTCACCTTACTGACCGCTCTTATGCCACAATCTCCCAGACTATTCCAATGCTCAACTATATGCTGGACATCTGTCCGGCTAACAGTATCGTTAGATACTGTTATTGATTCATCTGGTTTATTATTTGGTTTATTATTTGGTATAGGTTGGACATTATTACACATTCCATTAGCATCTTCGGTACATTCCATTGGACATTTTTGCACAATGGATAGTCCCTTTTTGCTCAATGCATACCACAGGGTGCGGTCATATGAGCTTTTATTATAATTTCCTGTAAGAAGGATTTCTTCTTCTCGAAGGTGTTTTAACGCATTCTTTATCTGACGCTCTGAAACATATGGAAATAATTCATTAAATGCTCTAGTACTGTTATATGTCCAATAACTTCCATCAAAATAATTTGTACCGTTTGCCCTATTCTTTTCTGTCCAGTAATAAATATTGTTAAGAAGTATCGCTTCCAAAAAACCGTACTTTTCGGCAATTTCCGAATCAAAACTATGTACCATATTCCCTCCTTTCTTACGTAAGGACTCCCATTCAGAGCCCTTAAGCTACCTTTAATAAACCACCCTGCTTCCCTCATCCGTCTTAATAATATCAATGCTCTGCGGAAATCTTGCTTTCATGGTTGGGTCATGTGTAATAGCCATTATTTTAATATCCGGGTATCTGCCTTGGATGGTTTCCAGAGCATCACAATATGCCTGGATACCATCCCCATCAAGGAACGGCGGCTCATCAATAAATAGCATTCCGAGCTGGACTCCGGCAGATGAAGATTTGATTTCAGCCAGTGCAAGGATAACTGACAGGGAAGACTTTACTTTCTCCCCGCCGGACTTTGAAAGGTACGGCAACACTGACTTTCCGTATTCTTCTATGAAAATATCCAGCGACACCTTTTCTTTTCCATTCTTCTGCAATCTCTCCAAACGGAACTCAACACCCATTTTCCCACCAGTCATTTGTCCAAGGATTGTATTAGAGGTTGCGGTCAGCTGAGGAATAATGGACCGGATAATCTGATGTGGCACACCATTTTGGCTGAATGCCATCTTTAATGCATCATAATCCGCTGTTTCCTTTGCAAACTCTGTCTGCCGCTCCTGCAATGCTGCAATCTCCTGTTTCAGCCTGGCAATCTGCTCTGCCTTCTGCTGCAAAGCACCTATTTTCATCTGCTTTTCTTTTACAAGCGAATTAAAGGCATCCACATCTGCATCCATCTTAGCGACAATTCCAGCCAGTTCTTTCATTCCGCTTGTGGCAAGGGCCTCTTTATCCGCCTCTGCCTGCTTTTCCTCAATCTCAGCATCAATATTTGATCGCTCCACTGTCAGCTCTGATATTCTGCTTAATGCTGTGGCATTCCTTTCCTCTGCCACCGGCAGCTGCTTTTCTTTTTCAAGCCATGGTTCGAGGGCTGTAAGCGAACTCAGCACTTTTATATGTTCCTCAAACGCTTTGGCATATTGGTCACGTTCTTCCTCTGCCTCTTTGCCCTTTAATTTGGCCTCAGCAAGCCTTTTTTCTGCTTCGAGTATATTTGACTGCAAATGCTTAATATCAGCCTCTAACAAGGCAATTTTGCTTTCACGCTGGTTGATAACTTCAAGCTGTGATACATAAGGTTTTAACCCGCTGACTTTTTTCGATATTTCAGCAACTGCCCCGGTATCAAAATCCATATCCGAAAGCTGCTTTTCCAATTCTGAAATCCACTGGCTGATAGGCGCTGCCTGTTCTTCATAATATTTCTTCCTTTCTGCATACTGTTCCGGATAATTCTCCAATGCCTGCTTTGCAGAAATAGCATCCGCCAAAAAACCGCATTTTGCATTGGAAATATCCACACACTCCACATTCGAGAGCAGCTCTGCTTTCTTTTTCAGGCTTTCTTCTTCAAGCTGCATCCGCTGCACCGAGGCATCATGCTGTGATGATAGCTGCTGCAGGCTGTGCCGTGCCTGTGTCAGTGTCTGCTCCACTGCTCTGTATGAACGCTCCTTTTCGTATGCCTCATCCAGCAGCTTCTTCTGCCGGCCATACTCTGCTGCTTTCTCCTTGACGGCTTCATCCTGGTCCGTTGGCTGGGCCCATGATAATTCGTTTTCCTTCTGCTTTACTCTTGCCTTTAATGTGTCAATGTTTTCCTGCTCTATGGCCGCCTGTTTTACAAGATTCTCCGCCTCCTGTTTTTTTGAAGAATAAAGTGCGGATTCCCCGGCCAGTTCCAGCTCACGCTTCAAAAGGATTTTGTGTTCGGCAGCTTTCGCCTCAATTTCCTCCCTGCCTGCAAGAATAATTGCACTGCTGTCAGCGATTGCCTGCTGGTTCGCTATATTTTGCTCTGCCGCAGCCTTTTTACTATCCAGAGCAATAATAGAGGACAACAGATTTGCCCGCCTGTCTGCGGCTGCCTTCTGGTTCGCAAGGATAAGTTTCTGCTGGTCCCTCTCCGCAATCTTTGCCTGCAGGCTGCTCTCAAACCCTGCCAGTTCCGTCCTGCACACTTCCAGCTCCTCATTAGGCTTTCCAAACTCAGCAACCGTTCTGCTATGGACTTCTATCTCCTGTTTCAATTCCCTTCCCTTTGCACCATTTACCTTCGCTTTGTCAGAAGCAATCTTCTCCATGGTTTGATACACCCCTAACCCAAGAAGGGTTCCTAGGACTTCCACACGCTCCTCTGGCTTTGCCTGCAAAAATAAACCGTACTGGTCCTGCATGATAAGGGCACATGATTTAAATGTAAAACTGTCCATGCCAAGAATGTCCAAAATCTCCTGCTGTGTATCGTTGTAACGCTCCTTGGAGCGGTCCTTCCATTCTCCATCCACAAACTCAGCAATATTCAGGGTCCCTTTTCCGGAACGCGCCCTTGTCCTTGTAACCCGGTATTTCTTATCGCCGATGCGGAATGTAAACATAATTGAACCGGAACGCGCTTTTTCATCATTCCTGATCCAAGGGGATTTCCCAGTGTCATCCTTGATAACTCCCTCTCTCGGTTCTTCATAAAGACAATCAATAATAGCATCCATAAACAGACTGCTCTTTCCTGCACCATTCTGACCATTGATGGTACAAAAGGTGATATCCTCAAAGCTAAAGGTTTCTTCTTCATAATTGCGGTAATTCTTAACTGCAATTTCCACCGGTTCAAATGTGCCAGTATTGGCAGCTGCAGTCATGCTTGCCTTTGCCTCTGCAATGATAGGCCTTGCTTTCAACACCAGCTCCTGCACCTTCTCCGGTTCCACCTGTTTTTCTTCTAAATATTTAATGAGATTTACTTCCGGATCCGTTGCATTGGCAAGCTCTGTCCTGTTTGCAAATTCGTCTATCTTATCCGGCAGGATTTCCCATACCATAAATGCCCCATCATCAAGAAGCTGTCTTTCCAGAACTGCCTTATTCAGGGCCTTGCTGTTTTCTGCAGAGCAGCTATAATGAATCCTGACAATCTTATCCTGCACTGCCCCGTTATATCTCCAGTAATTGAATGCCACCTCTTCAATATGCCCGAAATTGATAGCCGTAATATCCGTATCTGTAAAGTTAAATGTAATAAATTCCCTGATTGGAGTTTTGTGAAATTCGCTCTCCCAGGCTCCGGCCACAGAATCGGTTTTATGTATCCAAAATCCCCGCTCCTGCCCCTCGTCATTAAAGTTCATGGCATTTATCGCACCGGAATAATACCAGTCATGCGGCAATATCTTCTGTGGTCTGTGAATGTGCCCTAAAGCTACCAGGTCATATCCTGCCGCCATCAATGCCTCTTGCGGAATAATCGGCTCAAACTGTGTCAGAAACATTGTCTGCCCGCCCTCCATATTGCATCCGGGCACCGTATAATGTGCCATAAGTATGCTCTTCTTATCAGTTTTACACCGTGCTTTTAATCCTGTAACAATATTGGAAAGTTCCTGTGTGAATGCTTCGTTTTCTTTATCACTGGACAGCCCCGGAAACTTTGCCCTGTATGTTCCCCTGTCAAATCCCGGCAGTACTGCAATATCCACATCCTCAAAGGAAATCACCTGCGGAGTAACCACAATATGCACATTCCGGCAGTCTGCAAACATTTCAGAAAGCACATTAAACTGTCCTGCCCCGTCATGGTTCGGCGTGCCGCGCATGACAACCACCTGCTTTGATACTGCCGCCAGTTCCCTGATATAATGGATGGCTGTGATTATTTCCTCGCAGCATCGGTCAGACCAAAGCCGGCCAACATCAAAGACATCGCCTGAAATAAGTGCGTAATCCGGCCGTTCTTCCCCCGCAACCCTTACCAGCTCATCAAGACAACGCTTTGTGTCCTCTGTCCGGAGATTTACCCCATCCTTCATTGGGCTTCTCGGCGAACCAAGATGCCAGTCCGCTGTTTGCAAAATTTTAATCATCTTTCATTCCCCCTTATCTTTCTTTGGCATTTATAACAAAGCGGCCTGTCATAATGCCCCACGGAATAGTCCCAAACCTTTTCCTCTATCGAAATGCCGCATATGTCACAATAAAAATCATCCCTCCGGCTTTCAGCCATTTGGTTTTGCGGTGAGGAATCAGCCTGCGCCACATTTTCCATCTCTTTATATGTCCCATCCACATACTTGCCATAATCCCCGGCCGTTGCACTCTGCTCGGGATTCCCTTCCGGCGGCCTGGTTTCAATCTGCTGTACTGACGGCGTGCTTCCAAATAACCGTCCGGAAGATAAAAACATATTATCAATGGCAGCCCGCTTTACATCCTCATTGTCAAGATTAGGCACAAGATATGCCACTACAAAAGGCTTCTGCAATTCCTGCAAAACATAGGTGCCTTTTAGATGCAGCGCCGTTCTGATAGCGCCGTTCAGGGCCTTTGCCTCGCAAATCTGTGGCAGAAATTTCATAAATTCTGCTTTTTGGTCTGCTGTCATAGATGCAGTGGCATTCTCCACAATAATCTCATTCGTATCCGCTACCATGAGAACTTCGCCTGTTAATTGCGGAACTGAAATCGTAACACGGAATGCTACATCCCTATTTTTGCAGTTCCCGCACTGGACAACCTTTCCACTGTTTTGATTTACGGCAACGCATTTTTGGCAGGTAGCAGGAATCACATGCTCACTGGATACCATTTTGATGCCTGCCCCATCTGCAAGTTTTTTTAACCCGTTTTTGGTTATTGCATATAAATTGGGAGTCGCGGGATGGTAATTTCCTTTTTTATCAGTCCATGCATCTTTTGCTTTCCGATGGATATAGACCTCCCCTTTTGCAGGGTCCGTATCCAGCCTGACCTGCTGTACCACCGGGGACTTGATTTCCGGAATGGCTGCAATCGTGTCTGTGTTACAGAGCAAATTAAATCGTTCTTTTGGGAATTGTTTAGCTAAAGATAATTCATTCATAGATTTTTACCTCCATATTGCATTTTTTGCTTGATTTATAGAACAGAACCTGCTACAATATGGTTATACGTAGGGGCGCTCTGGTTTTCGACCGGGTGCTCTTTTTCCATATCACGCAGAAAACTGCATAAATCTATAGTGAATTTTGAGAAAGCAAGATTTCTGGCATATTCTTCCGTCAGCTTTACGAGATACCAGTGCTGCAGTACCACTGCCCTGTGCTCCTGCCTGTATATGTACTCCTGCTTTCTTTTGGCATACCCTAATGCCTCATTGAATTGTTCATCTGTTATTTCACATCCGAGAAGCTGTTCTGCTTCTCTCTTTCTTACACTCTCACTCATGTATCAAACCTCCTGTTTGTTATAGAACTAATTAATGGTTACCTGTGCACATCTACTCTCCAGCTGAATCCCTGTCCGTATAAAAATAATGTTTTCCATGCCGGAACAGAAACTGCAGGTTGTCCTCATGCCAAGTGGAATCGCTTTTGCTTTCAAAATACAAAGCACCCCTGCTTTTATCCCATCCATCATTCTGAATCATATCCAATGCACGCTGGCAGTCCTCATCCGGCTCTACGCGGTCAAATCTTCCATTTGCAACAGGGCTGAACTGCCTCTCCTGAAAAATGACCTTTTTTACACTGTCCGGAAAACTGCTGCTGTTCACCCGGTTTAGGACCACCATGATTACAAGCGCCTTACCTTCGGTATCCTCACCCTCCGCTTCAGCCATTGCAATTTTCATAAGCAGATACGCATTATCTTTACTGATGCCACCGGATTCTTTTGCTTGCTGTGGCATCGCCGGAGAACTTGTAACTACCGGAACTGCTGCCTCTGGTTTGCTTTTTTCTGAAACCTTTTTTACCAGTCCTTTGTCCGTTCCCGGTACAGGAGACAGCGGATGTAAAAAGGCTGCCATTAAGATAAAAATTCCACCTGTTATTCCGATTCCACTAATAAGCAGCTTTTTCATAGCCTGCAACCTCCCTGCTGTCCAAAGAAAATGATAACTGTCCTGTTCCCTGGGTTTCTTTTGTGATACGCTTATAAAATTCTGCACATCTTTTTCCTTCCTCCTGACAATCACATAGTTCCCCCGGGTCCAAATTTGCACCGCAATGCGGACAAGTGCTGTAATATGCCATAATGCACCTCCTATTCTCTGTTTTTATCAATAATGGCATTAACCACATCTATAGGAATGCCAAATTTCTCAGAAAAAATATACTTACTTGCTTTTCCCTGCCCGTAAGCAAACTGCCCATCCTTTTTTGCAATCTGATTAACCTCCCTAATCGTCTGATATGCCTTATTCTCTTTGCATCCAAGCAACTTCATGACATCTGCAGCCGTAACATAAGTTGTCAGTGCCGCTCCTAAAACCCCTGGTGCCGCAGCCAGTCCACCCATTCTATTCACCCCCTAACCTAAGCCATTTAATTGCATCTTCCAAAGTTCCGGCAACAGGACTGATAAACGTTGCCACCCACTTTGACACACTGCCAACCGTCATATCCTTTTCAAATACATCCTCGAAGCAATACTGCACCCTGATATGTACCTCCGTAATGCACTCCTGTTTCATATAATGCAGCAGGTCCTTTGGATGCCCAAAATCCCCAAACTCCGTTTTAATAACCAGCATAACCATCGCCTCCCGTCTGCCCGGAACGCATATCTGCATTTGATTCCGGCACTTTACAGGTTTTTCTTTGCCCATAGTTTCAGGCTCTGTGCCACCTGTTCCAATTCATCCAGGGTTTCAAGAATTCTTTCCAACCCTGGCTTCTCGCTTTCATCAATTACGCCATCTTCGGTAATATCCAATAAAAGCTCTTTTGTTTCCCCCAATTTGCGAAACGTTGAAAGTGCTTTCACAGAAATCCTGTCCAAACTCGCAATGTCAGCTTTCGGCATCCCATCACCCAGCGGACATATATTTGTGCAGTAATAGTTCTCCAGTTCCGGGGCATTGTACAAATCTGCCATAAGCCGGATTTCCTCCGGATAGGGGTTTGCAATGCCAGTTTCTATCCTGTAGAGCCTGCCCTGGTCAATAGACATCATATCCGAAACACCGCTTCTGCTGCTTAACTGCTCGTTATATTTTGAGGCCTCTGAACGTGTCTTATAAAACATATTGAACCGGGTCTTTTCCCCTACATTTGCCATTTTCTTTTTTACCTCCATACCATATGCTTTAATTAACGGAAGACATTTTGACCTGCAGCGCCCTGCTGATTTTGTCCACCGTTTCCTCCGGGGCAACAACCCTTCCGTTGATAATGGCCGATACATAAGTGTTGGACAGTCCGACCGCCTCTGACAAATCTTTCAGGCTCAACCCAAGAAGTGCCATCTGCACCTTACACTGCTTGCCCCATGGTGTCATATTTTTTCCCATGTGCACCCTCCTTTCTGCATTTTTTGCTTCAATAAGTTGCAATAATATGTTAAAATGCTTTGTGTAAACCATTAATTGCCAAACAACACGTATAGCGCTTTTTTAATCAGATACCGCTTTAACTTCTCGGTTTTGAATTTTACTGTTATCAGCCAGTACTTCATTAGGCCTCTCCAACTGCTGGCTGAAATGCTTAAAGCTGGAATCGCTTGCATCATTGTTGCATACGGGTTGTCGGATTTACCAATAAAAGCTTTATTTTTCAAAAAACTCTTGCAAACATGAATGGTATAGTAATATCCTCTGTCCTTGAATTTGACTTCGTATTCCTTGAAAACAGGAAAAAGGTTCATATCGTGGGTACTCCTTTCTCCGGTTGCAGCCGGTGATTGTTTGGTTTTGTTGTAACTTGTTGTTATGAAATGTAATTGTAACTTGTTGCGATTACATATTATCACTCAATTTAGCGATTGTAAATACAAAATCATTATTTTGAGCGATTTTAGGAGATGTGCACAAAATGGATAAACAAATTTTGTATAATTCGCTAAATGTAGCCGAAACAATAAAACTTAGGTCCAAAACTCAAAACGTGACTATCAAAGATATGCTTATTGAGTTAGAACTTGGCTCCAATACCATATCCAATATGCGGCATGGCCGTGCTATTGCATCAGACAGTCTCGCCCGCATTGCAGATTACCTGAACTGCTCTGTTGACTACCTGCTTGGCAGGACGGACAACCCGGAAGTAAATAAGTAAGGAGGCAACCATTAATGGATAATGTTTCATTTGAATTACTGAAACTGTATTCCCAAAGAAGCAAGCTCTCCATAAAAGAAATTGCAGCTATATGCAACCAGGAAGCCCGCACTGTTGCCGAACCTATCCTCTACCTTGCTGATATGAAATACCTGAGAAAGTATGAAGGCAGCAACAAAACAGGTACGTTTGATACAGCCTACATGATTACTCATGCAGGCCATATCGATTAGAAGCAGAACAGAAAAGCCGCAAACAATTCAAATTTAATGAATTCCGAGCATGGATTACTTTGGCCATTTCAGTAATAGCTCTTATGATATCCGCAATATCATTGCTATTACAGACATTATAATTGCTGCCATAGACATCCCTATTATGCCCCATTGCACTAATTCATAGAGTATTGGGTGATTTTGTTGAAACTTATGCCACATATATTTTCGCTCCTTTCTCCGGTTGCAGCCGGTGATTGTTTGGTTTTGTTGTAACTTGTTGTTTTATGTTTTTATAATAATCGAATATTTGCTACTTGTCAATAATAAAGTGTTAAATTTTCGATTAATTTCTTAAAGGGGGTATTTTTTGCTACTCACAGAAAGAATTAAATCCCTTGCCGAGCCTCAAGGTATGACTTTTGCCAGTATAGAACGAGATATTGGAATTGGCCGAGGTACTATTAGAAAATGGGATACAAATTGTCCAGCTGCTGACAAATTATTAAAAGTAGCAAATTTGCTCAATACAACTATGGACTACTTAATGACTGGTAAAGAAACATCTCAAAATTCTTTCCATGAAGAAAATGAATGGCTTAATCTTATTTATCGCCTTCCTGAAAAGAAACGTAATGAATTTAAGTTAAGAATCGAAGGATATTTAGAATGTTATGAGGAATCCGTTGCAGCGGATGAACCATTAAAGAGTACAGGAACTACTAACTCAGCAAAATAGTAAGCCTCGAATGGTACCGAGGCCGAAAAGAAAAAACACTAAAAAATGAACTATACATACAAGGGATTGGAAAATTCCCGAAAGGAGTACGGCAAATGAGTATTTTTGATTTTTTCCGAAAAAAGAAACAACAGCCAGAATTGCCTCCAAACAACCAAAATGGAAATATGCAAAAAGAAACAATCAAAAGGTATGTTGAAATTTTAACTGAAAGCATACAATTAGTAAATGATTCAAATAACTTGGATACTGTCCTTAAACGTTATCTTATCGTATATAATACATTGAATAAATTATTACCATATTCAGATACTGAACTCAAAGAGGCTGGCTATGCTTTAAAAGGTTCTATAACGAATACCCAAAGCTATATGCAAAACAACCGTGCAGCAATTATCAACCAGGCTATTGAACGTAATATAACTTACGAAATAGGTTTATTAAAAACTCCAAAAGGAAAAATAAATAAATTAGATACGCTATACCAAAATATAAAAAATAATAATAACCTTGAAACCAGCAACCTTGTTTTTCTGGAAAATTTATATTTAAATATTATATATTTGGTGATTAATTATTGCTCATAAACACAGACGATCTACTGTCTTCTGCGGAACCGTATTTACCCAATTGACAAATTTCTGTACTGCTGCCCTGATTTCCTCACGGGA